GCATTTTGAAAAGAGAAGAAACAAAAGACCTAAAATCACAGTTACGTCGTGATCGAGGGACATCAAACCAGTGTAAAGAACCGGGAGCTGGAAGCATTTAAAGTAGTAATCCCAAAGAGACCCATACCAAAGTCCGAAGCCCAACTTCCAACAGTGTCCCAGGAGGAGCCATTGTAGATGTCGAGACGATTGCCATGTAAAAAGTAATGGCCTAGGGCGAGTGAATTGTCGCCGAAATCGTTGAGAGGGACTGTGGTAAAAACAGAGGAGTCGGCAGATAAATGCGGGTAAGCTCTACGAAGATTATCGAACAGGGTTCTGTGATTGTCTGGGTAGGTTACATTGCCGACACCGGTGTAATTGAAGGGACGGAGGCCATCAAGGCTGGAGGAGGGAAAAGGTTCTTCAGGCACAGGATCAGCTGGGATTGGATCTGGTGGAATGGAATGTTGTCGATGTGGATTGGGAGCAGGGGGAGTGCGACGACGACGTGTGCGAGAAGGACGAGGAGTTTCTAGATCAACCATTGGAGAACGGGAACGAGGAGGAGAGCGATCACGAGAAGGGGGTTGAGAAGGAAAAGGTACAGAAGAAGAGCGGCTATTGGAAGGGGAAGGCGATGGTGATACATTATGGAAGCGCGCTGGAGGAGTCTGTGTTCTGGGAGGAGTTCTGGGGAGTTGAGGCCCAGGAGTATGAGGACTAATAGCTCTTCGAGAAGAGCGTGTAGGAGACGTGCCTCGCCCAACAGGGGTAGCGGTGCGCTGAGGGCGAGTCGCACCAGCGGACGCACCTGGCCCGTGAAGGCTGGGCGCGTCTAAAAAGGTTTGATCCAGTCATAACCGCTCAAGCTCAGCGTGTAGGAAACCTGAAAGTAAACAATAGTTCCTTTTGCGCTTGAGCCAGAAACTGTTCCGCCGGTGGAAGTGCGGAGAGTGCTAGCGGTGTAAGTGGGGAGAGACCAATCCTTCATATGAGCGGCTGTGGCGTGGAAGTAGAGGGTAGGGGGAGAGCCAGCGAGGAGAGCAACTGTTTCGCCTTTAAGAATTTCTGAAACTCCGGGGAGGAACTTGGGAGTGCCAGAGACTTGAGAAATCATAGGGGAAGCTCGGAAAAGAACGCCTCCACAAGCAATTACTTCGGCTCGAGTTGTGGGGGCAGAAGAGGTGCCGGCATTGGTTGGGACTATGCCGCAAGCTCCAGTTACTGCGTACTCGGGGTCGGAGAACATGGTAATGGTTAGGTCAGAGATTTTTCCGTAAGCCCGTCCTTTGAGGCGAGCAGAGCAGTTGTGCATGGCTTGAAAAAGGATGGAGTGAGACACTCCTGAGTTGGCATGGACCTGCACAACGTCAATGACAGGAATGCCATTATCCCAGGTGATAGGGGCCGTGGAGGTGAGTTCTTGAGATTTTGGTTGTTCGGACATAGTGAATATTAGTTGAAAATATAGCGAATACGTAAGCTCTCGAGAGAGTAAATTAACAAAGGTTATAGGGTTAATGAGAGAGGAAGTGGGAAAAAAGTTCAGCGCGAGGCATCAATTGTTTGAGAATGTGGGCAGGAAGGTACAAAAGATTAGAAAGATCGTAAGAGCGAGTTTTGGAGATTAAACGAAGGTGGGGGACTAAGGAAGAATGTTTGAAACAGAAGTTGATGATCCAAGATTGAGCTTCAAGGGCAAGAGAAGGGACATGTTCATACAAAGCGTCGCCATGATTGTAAGCGTAAAGAGCTTCAAGAAAATAAGAGTCCAAACAAAGTTCCAAAGAGTTGCGAGCTTGATGATAGAGGATTTTAAGAGCGAGCAGAATGGGATTTCTGACTGCACCGCAAGGTAAAAGCCACCAACCGCAGAAGTCTTTGGAATCAGTTATGAAGAGCTTGCCTTCAAGAGCAAAATGGCGTTGCCACACGTGCCAATCTGAGCGTTCCTTTATACGATAAAACATGATAGAGTCATCTCCAGAAAAAGCAGCACCAAGGTGAGAAGTGTCATGAAAAGCTAAACGGTAGCGAAAAGACATGTAGGCAATATTGTACCAAGTGTTGAAATCATAAGTTCCGAATTCGCCAGTGAAACGCATAATGGCCGAAGTGCCAAGTTGAGTGAACATATTAGTTTTAATGAAGAAGTAAAGTTCAGTGAGGTCAGGAAATTGAAGGTCAAGTTCAAAGTAAGAAAATATGCACATTTCAAAAGAGAGAGTTTCAGCGCGACAGGACATATCATACTTAGTGAAATCACAAGTGGAAGCTAAACCAGGGCGTGAATAAGATTTGGAGAAAGAGTCGAGGTCGTTAAGAGTTTTGCCGCCATGGATGTAAACATTGGATCGCATCAGCTTGTACAAAATTGCACGCATGTACCGAGTCCAAGGTCCAAAGTCGAAAACGTTAACGTCGGGGGAAGTAACAAGGGGTTGTCCAGGTTTGGCTTGAGGTTTATTGACAGTAGCTTCATCTTCTTCTTCGAGGCGAAAGTTGCGGGCTCCAGTTTCCGCTTTGGCTTTGCTTTGGGATTTGACGAAAGCTTCCATGTAGTTGCGTGGCCATTCGGGACTGGCTCGATCAATGTTGTTCCAAATAGTTGCGATGGGTTTGTTGAGCTTGACTGCAACAGTTTGAATGATCGCCCACACATAAGCTTGTTCATCGAAAGCGTAAGATTCCAGAGGGAGTTGGAGATAGTTGCGCCAATGTTCGAAAAGAATAGGTCCAAGCCAGGATTTTTGATCATACTCGCGGTAGTTTTGATCTGGTGTGGCGTAATTGAAGCGAGTTTTAATGGCGGACGCGAAGAGAGTTGGGTCGGAGGAGGCTGTTTGTCTAGGAAAAAAATTGGCTTCTACAGGGAATGAAAGAAATTTGGAATGTTCAATGAATTGCTTCGACATTTCTCCTCGGTAGCAGAGCTCACGCTCCTCTCGAGGGAGAACGGGTTCCAATTCAGCGAAGTTGTGAGGTGAACAAGATGAAGGTAAATGTGTGTTCAGATGTTCTTCAGAGCCAGAAAATTCGGGAGCAGAAGGAGAGGATTCGAAGTATTCCATAAGTACAGGAGCGTTGGCACGGAAGGAAGCAGGGAGGAAGTCAAGTCGGGAGTTAGTCCAAGAACAAATCGCTTCTGAAGGTCTGGTGACAGGCCCAGTGCCGAAAGGATGGGTAACATTGGGGTTCAATGAGAAAATGGGGGGATTTGGGAAGAAAGAAGAAGTGAAAAGGCGCCAAATGTCTGTAGCAGGTGCGAGTCCAAGAAGAGGGCCAAGAATGGGATGTCGTCCTATGAGAGGTAAGTCTGAAGCAGGTAAATCTGATTGTATGAAAAGGCGTCTTTTAGCTCGGGTGATGGCAGTGAAAATGTTCTGAAGGGAACAAGCGAAGAGCGTAGCAGGGCCAATTTTCATGACGACTGTGTCCCACTCAGCTCCTTGTACTTCAGTGTAAGTGTACGCAGCGTAACCATCACGAGTGTAAGCGCCTTTCACAGTGTCAGAGTAACAGAGTACTGGGACCTTAGCTTGAGCTTCAAAAGGCATACGGTAATCAAAAAGGACGTCTCCGGGTTCAGAAGAAAGTGAATGAATGTTAAATACAGATGCGATGCGATGAGGAATGCGATAAGAGTACATGCGATAGGAAGGGGAGAGAGGAGAAAAAACAGAAATGTTGCTCTTTAACTCAAGGAGAGTGGAGCAAGCACGGGCATGTTCAGATTCGGGTGCCCAGTGGCCTTGGCAACGGTCACCGAGAAGGATCATGTGTTTCAAGTCTGTTTTGTGGAGGATGAAGAAATCAAAGTAACCAGGGGGAAATAGTCCATATTCGTCGAAAATAGCAAAATGAGCGTCCGTTGCGAGAGCGTGTTCGTATGTACGGAAAGAGTCTTTTTGTTGCTTGGAGAGATTGGTGAACTTACTGACCGTGTCTTTGCGGAGGAAAACACGGGGAAAACCGAAAACGAAAGATCCAGGGAAAATATGTTGTTGATGTGTCTTAAGGATGTCGATGATGGGTCGGGATTTGCCAGAGCCAGGTAAGCCTTCAACTACAGCTACTTGTACGCGGGGCAGAGAGGTGATTTCCAGATGACGGGTGATTTCCGCGGGGGAAGATGTTTCAAGATCAATAAAACCAGATTGAAAAGCAATGCCCACTTCTCTGCTTTTATAAGCGTTCCAGAAAGTTTTGGCACGTTCACGATTTGGGGTAAACGTTTTCCACTGAAAGGATGGAAGCTTGTCAAAGATTTTTGGAAAAGAGAAGTGATTGTCGGTTTCAAAAAGGCCAGTGCCCCAAACATGAACGGGAGGGGTGGAGTTGAAGTCGAAAGTCAGTTCAGGCAAAATGGAATCATGAGTCTCAAGGGGAGAGAAGTGGCCTCCGCCTTTAGCGTTGGGTACGTGCTGGAGCAGAATGGAACTGGCAGGATTGCTGGTGGGACGCCATCCGACAACGATAGGAGCCGTAGAATTGCCAAGAGGGTAATGGAAATAGACCGTGATACGGAAGATCAGACCAAGAATGTGAGCGTGCCAAGTGGAGAAGCCTTTGCCAGTGTAAGCGGATTCGTAAAGGCTAGGAGGGAGATGGCGGATAAGTTGTTGCCAGAGAGTTTGTCGTTGTATTCCGGAGGCAAGTTCAAAGGCACGCAGGAGGCAGTCAGTGGCGGCGGGGGGATACGGCAGGAGTCCTTGATGACGATAGGTGGACATCAGAGTTTTGTCGAGGCATGAATCTTTAGCAGCTATGTTGAATTGGTAGAGGTCAAAAGCTTTTCTTGATTGCTCTGATTCACGAGCAAAATTGGCAGGTACATGCAAGGTGACGGGGTCTGATTCACGAGGAGCTGGCAGAGGGAGTGGCGGAATGAAAATAGGCATGCTCCGAGCAGGTTTGGTGATGGCAGTCCGGTGAGTGTGAGCATGATCAGCTTTATCGAGCACAGGTTTTTTCCTAGAGGGTTCCATGTCAAGATTGTCCTTTGGGTTTACGGGCGAGCGGTCATGACGAGGTTGGAAGGAACGGCGGCAGAGGTGGCAGGTGAGAGTAGCTTCGGGATGGTAATCTATGAAATATGAGGCGGCAGTAACAGAGGTGTCAGATCCGAGCTTGCGAGTGCCACAAGCATCTAGATTGAGTCCGTGGCCGCCAACGCACATTTTCCAGGTGCATCCGGGAACGAAAGCGTGAACCTTGCAAGCTCGATTGCGGCATTTGTCATGTTGAGCGTAATAAGGAAACATCGAGTGAGAGGTGGAGCCATGGGAAACGGAAGAGCGCTTGTCGAAGGAATCATCAGACTCAGATGCGAGCTCCAAACGCATGAGTTGTCGAGCATTTGGAGAGTGGTTTTCAGGCCAACGTTTGTGCGAAGAGCGCCATTGGAGGACAGCTTCCTTAGATCGCTTACGAGAGCCTGATGAAGCATCTGAGTGGAGTTCGTTGATGGGTTGAGCTGCGGTTCCGGTGAGTTCCTGTTGTGAGTTGTCGATGTAGGCCGGTGACGGAGAGCGTTTGCGAGGAGCTTGGTAAAGAGGGGGGGGAGGAGGAGGGAGAGGGTGGTAGTCGCGATTATCTAGTTCATTATCGTAGTCGGGAATGGAAGCCGGGCCAAGCCGAACAGGAGGTTTTGGAACAGTCTTGCCTTTCGGCGCAGTAACACGTTCTGTGATCTCAATTTCGGGGAGGTTGGCAGGAATAAGAGCTGGAGAGTCATAGTGTTCGAAAGGATGAGTTTGAGTGGGTATAGACATGTTTGGGAAATCTAAAGTGAAGGGTTTGGTGGGGGCAGGTTCTGAGGGTGGAGTGAAAAGAGGGGGAAGTGGAGCAGGAGGGCCAGGTTGGAAGTAGGGGCAGGGAGTGCTAGTACATTTTACATCGGTTAAAGTTACACGGAAGAGCCATGCAGATTGTTGTCCAAAACGAGCCATACGGTTAATTAAAATGCGGTTAGAGTAGATCCAAGAGTGAAAACGACGTCCAGGTGAGCCAAAGAGGAAGAAAAACTTTTCAAGAAGCCAATGTATCCATTCAAACAGATGGTCGGAGAGAGTCGGTTGCAAAGTGGTGTCAGCAGCACGGCGATCTGGAGTGTAGGTAGATCGATATAGACGGACAAAGCCAACGAGCGCATTGAGAGTCTGAATCGGAACACCTAGATCGTCGGTGGCTACGTGGGTGCGAGCTTTGGCATTAGTATCTACTCCTAAGTAATTGTTGAGGGAATCGGCATGTAGAAGAAGTTGACGGTAAAGTTTTAGTGGTACAAAAGGTTGAGTCAAAGGAGGAAGCTTGGGATGTACAGGAGGTAAACGGATAACGTTGGGAGTGGCGTAAGTGGCTTCAGTGTTGAAATTAGAGAGTGACTTGGAAATAGCGAAAAGGTGTTGAGGGCCAATGGAAGAAAGAACTTCAACGCCGGCATGAAACAGGCCATCTGACAGACTCTTGGTTGCGAGCCAGGAGGAACACGACAGAGGTTGTTCATAACGGGTGGTTTTGTTTTGGGTGAAATGGAAAGAGAATTTTGTACAATGAGAACGGTTGATACGGGGGATAGCGAAGTTGTCGGAGGTATCTAATTCGTTTACGTAAGAGAGAGTGTAAATATGTGGGTATAAAGAATCAATGCGTTCTCGAGTTTCAACAGGAATAACGGCGGGCATTAAAATGTTTTCTAAGTTAGGGTACAGATGGAACAGAGAAACGATTTCGCCATGAGAGAGGTAGTGAAGAGAATCACACATGACGATGGTGGTGGGAGAAAACACGCTGGGGTGAGGAAGGGAAGAATGAGTGTGGTAGCGTGTGGCATCGGCAACGGTGAGGCCGGGGTTGGCGATGTGGTAGGAAGTGACGCGTGATTTGGAAAAATCGGGAGTGTTGGCAGCGTCAAAGTCAACACGGGCAACTCGAAGCACATCTCGAGCTTTAAACTCTTTGATGGAAACAAAGAGAACATCACCGGTGAGGCGATTGGGGATGTCAGCGTAGAGAAAATAGTTCTCCACAGCTTTGAACTCGGGATGGGCATGAGTGTAAGCAGCATCTTGAACGAAAGGGATGCCGAAGCTCTGCAAGTACTCGGACTGATGGGAGTTCAGTTTGTATTTGCAAATTTTGAGGGCGTCTTGCTGCGCATCTTTGAGCTGGGATGCGACAACCCCGTGGTATCCGTCTTTGTAGTTGCTGTTTGCGACGGTAGTCCAAGCGCTGTTTGAAGTGGTAGCTCCAACGGGGCGCGAGCCGAAGGAGGAGTAGTCGATGATGCTAGAATGGTTAGTAATATGACAGAGGCCAGAAGAGAGAGTGATTTTTCCTCGGGGGGTGAATCCGAGAGCTTTGAACATGTAGGCAAGGAGATCAGCAGCAGGGTTCTTACCAATACTTACGATGAGACGGAGGCGGTCACGGCAGGAAATCCAAGAGGGGAGGGAGCGAAGCCAGCAAAAGCCCTCGCGGTCCGAGTAGCGTACCCATGGGCCAGTCCTAGTCCGACGATGACGACGTTGAAGAGAGCACACGTTTCCGCCAATGAGGCGCCCGTTAATAGCACCTGGGTGAAGGCGAGAAATAGGGGCGCCGGACTGAATGTGCCAGTAACCATCACGGCGATGAGTATCGACCATCGGAAGACCGATAAGCCGACCAGCAAACCCAGGGTACTCGAGATAGAGAGCACATGCAAGAGTGGACTCTTCGGGGGCGAGACCAAGTGTTGAAAGCGCTTGGGCACGTGTGTCTGGGCGAAAAGCGGCAAGGTAACAAGTGCCATCTGCGTAAGGGTTTTGAAGTCCTTGTACAAATTCCAGGGTTGCGGTGGCGAAATTGGGTACCATGAACGTTGTGTCGTCGCTGACGTCATCACCAAGCGAGGAGGGAAGAGGGAGAACTGGAGGACGGATTGTAATGGAGCCTTGACTGTGTAAGCCAGGAGAGGGGAGGTTGGATGGTCCGGGTAGGTAGTTGGAGTATTCGAGTGGGCGGAGCGGGCAATCATGGGCGTGGACGAGCCAGAAAGAGCAAGAGGGGCAACCGGGGTCTTGTTTGTCCAGGTGAAAATCATTTTGGGCACGAGGGGTCCTTCCGTTGAAAAGTGCGTCAGATTGTACACCGCTGTTTCCGAGGCCATGGAGATCAGCGAGGTTGTCGGTAGCCAGTTGAGGGTGGGGAGAAGGAGAGACGCCACGTTGGCGTTGGCAAACATTACAGCTGCACTCTTGGTCACACGTTTGGCCGTTCGGTACGTTGTGACAGCGAACCGGGCCTTGTGAAAACCCTGAGCGGAGGGGGATGAGCCAGACCACCAAGTGATAAAACGAAGGTAAAGTTGACGGGCTTTGGACAAGACCTTGTGTCCAAAGCGAAGAATGTTGGTAAAGGTGGATGTGATGTAAGAAAATAGAAGGTTGAGAAAATTGGATGTGGCGGGAAAAGCAATTTTAAGGCAAGAGCCGAGGTATTTAACAAATTTTTTTAAAGAGTTTTCCTTAGACTCTTCAGAACTTTCCTCATTACGAATCTCAGAGAGAAATTCGCAAAGGGGTCGGAGGGGAGCACCATCGGGTCCGTTAGTGCTTTCAAAGAGAATCTTGAGAGCAAAGTGGGGGATTTCGATGATGGTTCCTAGGAGGAACGTAACCATCCAAGCTGGGAGGGGCTGGAATGGGGAGGGGGGTGTTGGAAGCCCTGAAATGAAGGAGGGCTTAAAGTTCGAGAGAACAGCCTCGGTAGCAGCGGCCAGCAATTCACGTTTTGCGGCATCTGAAGCTTCCTTGGCTTTGGTGAGAACTTGTGAGATGGTAATGGGGACCATCTTAATGCGGGGGGAGAAGATGTTATAGGGGTTGTTGTTAAAAGCCACGTTTAATGCGGCTAAAATCTCGATCCTTTAAAGGGCTATCGAGAGTTCTCAGAAAAGCGCTTCTGAGTG